CTGATACTGTTAAAAGAAAAACAAAAAACAGTAAAAAGTATCGAAAAAACCTCACGATACCAGAGGTTGATGGTGTCGACTCTTTAGAAGAGTCGAGCCCGGTCCCCCCCTCCCAAGATGAGGCTTCTCCAATAGGACTTGTTATAGATCCCGAATTGCAGAACATGCATGCGTGCAGAAGCCTTCTAGAACTTCCCGAAGGTGTGGAGCACATTAAGCCAACAGCTAATGATCAGATGAAAGTCATTCAAGAGCAGTTGAAGAAAAGCTTCCCCACCCCCCTTGTTCGTAAAGCCTCAAAAAGCATCGAACAATTAGTTTTACTCATCATGGGCCTTCAATATGATACAAATCTGGAAGCCGTAGTTATGCGTTGCATATCTTTTTTAAGTGCAATAACAAACGATGGCATAGTTCTAGGTCTGAAGGATATTCTCTTCAAATACGTTCTTAAAGCGAATTCAGAGATGCCTACAGAATTTAGTGGAAAAACTGTTCCTGAAATGTATAATGTAGAAAATCATACAACTCGACCTGAAGGATTAGGTGAAGAGACTCAAGCAGCCTGGGCTACTTTAAAGCGTGGTATTTTTACTAACCACCTTTCTTACATTCTAGGTACTGCTTTTGCCGTCTCAACCTGCAAAATCAAAAACGTCGAATTCAGTCATCCAATTTTCGAATCTATCATGAAACACTCCCAAAAAGATACTATCAATGGAGTCGATCTAGTAGATCATATGATTAAATTGTACAACTGGATCTCCACTGTTGGAGTTGCTTGTATAGAAACCAGAAGTCTTGATCCCTTAATTTGGAATTCCGGCTCGTTGGCGAAATGCCACGAGAGATTTTATCACTGGAATAACAGATTCAGGCAATTAAAACTTGAAAACAATAGTAGTATTGAGGAGCGCAAACTCATGTTTGTCGAGATCACAGCAGTCCATGCGGACTTAATGAGATTTTGTAAAACTGAGCGCGATAAATTTACCACTCTTCAAGCTTCTTCACTTTTCAAAGAGGTTTCAGTTCTACTCAGCGATATAACTGAGATGATACTGAGAGTCGATGCAGTTCGAGTCTCATTTGCCTTGCACATTCATGGAGTTCCCAAAGTGGGAAAATCCCAAATTGTGCCAAAGATCTGTGCAGTAGTTTGTCACGCTGCCGGTCAGGTGTATCGTCCCCGAGACGTTGCTCAACCGAATCTCTGTGCCGCCTTCATGGATGAGCTTCATAACGACACGCAAGTCGTTGTTTGTAATGAAGTCAATCCTATAAAAGAGCACTTAGCTAAGTCCGTTGAGAACGCCTATCTTACATCGCTTGCCCTTGTTGACCCTGTACCATTTCATCCTAATCGATCAAATTTGGATGACAAGGCCAAAATCACCGCGCAACATATCCTTACCATATCCACAGGAAATACTGAACAACCGTATATTAATGTGGCTAATACTTTAGGAGCATGGGAGCGCAGATACCTATCTGTGCACATGCGCGTTAAGGAACAATTCCAAGATCAATTTGGAAGAATGGATGCCTCAAAAGCAGATGGTTCAGATAACTATCATCTGTTTGACGTTTACGAAATCGTCTATCAAGGCAAACAAAAAATCCGTAGTTATTTTAAATACGGTCAAGGCGATTCTCGCGATTTAGATACCGAAGATTTTATGGATCTCATCGCCCGTCTTGCAAAAATTCACTATGAAAAAGAGGATAAGCTTGAAGCACTTAGAAATGCTGATGCTGAACCTATTTGCTTACCGTGTGGTTTTTTAACCTCGTTCTGCAAATGTGATAAGGACTATGAAACAATCTCCCCAATTAACTTACATCAAGCTACTGCCGATGTAGATAGCAAAGTAGATATTGGAGAACATTGCCCTTGCAGTGACCATTTAGCTGGTCTCCGCAATAAATGTTACTTTGGAGAAGACCTTTCCTCACCTTGTTCAATGTGTGGTCAACCCCCCCCCCCGAAAAAGGCGGAGATGAACATTCTCCCCACTCTGGTTTCTACAGCTACTTCTATGATTGTAGAATCAGCAGTTTCGTGGTTTAACCCTTTCATTAAGATGAAATATTTGTGGTCTATTGATAACTGCACTACTAAGTGCCTCCACGAAGAAATCATCAAGGAAATGGAAGAATGGCCTGACAAAGTTGGTTTTGCCGCTCTCAGTCTTGTTCCCCAAAGTTGGGAAACGAAACCTGATGGAACTCTCACTTTCTTCGGAAAAAGAAAAGAGAATTTTATTAGGATGTTGGCAGCGGAAAAGCAAATTTGTCTTCCCTTAAGTTACCTTCTACGCAGAGCATTTACATGGTCTCTGCTCCTTTTTATGTTCACCGTGCTTCTGCAATTTTTATTGGAGTATGGTGGATGTGATTTCCGCAAATACAAGATTGTGGACTATGTGGAAAGAACGCATAACGAATGGACATGGGTGCCTGTGTACCCACAATATTCAGAAACCGTTCTATCACATCAGGAGCATTTTGCGTCGATTGGAATTTATACCCCCGCTTATCTCGATTGGAAAGCTTATTATGTTGATCTTTATTATTACCAAAAGATCCTTGGTTCGCTTTTCTA